ATCGAGCATGAGCAATGAGGTGGTTGGTGTTCCCGCTTCCATGGATATCTCCCTAATTAAATTTTGTGATTGTGCTACGTTGGAATGTTTCTGGCGAGATCCGCGAAGCGGTGCGTCTCTCAGAGCAGCGAAGCGGTGCTGCTCTCATCAGCGAAGCGATGCTGATGTCTTACTGGACCTTCACTCCCTCGGCGGCGATCTCGCGACCGCCGCCTAACGGAGCTGCGCTACCATTGCGCCACCTGGATCGCTCCAGGGCGGGAGTCGAACCCGCACACTCTCAAAAACAAAAGGTCATATCTTTCTTACCACATCTTTGGACCGCAGGGCAGAGATTTTTTGCTCCGCCCTGCGTCGCGCAGGCGTGGGAAGCGCGCACGCCCGTGTCCACTTGTTTACGCGCCCACTCCATATGCGCTCTGGTTATTGATCACGATGGCGTTAAAAACTTCCTGCGTGCCGGGCTTGAGCACCGCATTGTCGCCGGCATTCATTTGCCACAGCAACTCGCGTCCGCTCACGCCGATCTGGAATGTATCGAACATCACGTAAGGCGAGCCCAGCGTCATCTGCTGCGCCGCGCCCGAGTTGGTGATGATCTGTATTTCCTTCTGCGTGTCGTTTTCGGAGACGGTACGCATGTCGTCGGCGCTCGTCGCCTTCACATTCAGCATCCAGTTGACGCGCTGCTTCAGCACCTTCATGAACGTGGCCCACATCACGCCGCCAGGCGCACGGTTCGGGACCATCTCGCAGGAGATATGTACCTGCCAGTCCGTCACGCGCTCCTTGATGCTGCTGAGCGCCGTGGTGGCCGCTGGCAGCGCCGCTCCCACAACAAAGCCCGTGTTGGGCTCGGTGAAGACGGCAGCCGCGGCAAAGGGTCCGCCAGCCTGCTTCGTTTCCGTGTTGGTCGTGTTTGCCGCATAGACGTTCACTCCCGTCACGCCCGGAGGAAGCGCAGCCGGCATCGTCACTTTGGAAACGCTGTTGGCCGGAACCAGGATCGAGATCTCCTGGCTGGCGATGGTTTCGCCCGCCGCGTTCACATAGGTCAACTTGTAAAATGCCGTGTGCTGTGCCAGCGCGCCGGCTACGCTCGTGGAGAGCGCGAACTGAAACCGAGGATCGGTAACGTCCGGAGCGGACGGCCCGATCTTGATGTCGGTGTCGCTGCCAAACAGGAAAAGCGGAGCGCTCAGAGCTGGGAACGTAACAGCGCCGTCAACCTTTTTGCCGCTGCCCACCATCTTGAACTGCACCTGAAGATAGCCGGATTCCTTGCCCGTGATCACCAGGTCAAGTATCGCCATGTCAGGCAGCTGGAAGATCACGTCATTCGTTTCCTGGCACAGCAGAGACGTAACCGGCATCTGGTTCGTTGCCTGCAGGAACTTCATCGTGTGCGTCCACGGCCCGGTACCTGTCACGGTTTCCGTGCCCAGGACGAAGAACAACACCCAGCCGGCCAGGAAAGCGTCGAGGTCCATCGTGGCGTCGAAGCTCGTTTCTTCCATGATGCGCTGCTTAAATGCTGCCCACTGATGGCCCTTGTTGGCCATCTGCTCATCCGTATAGAACTGCGGCGTGTGGACGGAGTTGTAATTGCCAGGATTGCGCGGCCGCTGCGTATAGCTGGCCGCCGCCACCGGCGTGAGGAACGCGTTCTGTTTGTTCGGTGCGATGGCCAGGTTGCGGATGTCGAGCACGTCCTGCGGCTCGAATACGAAGAACACCCCCATCAGGAATGATGCGAAAGCCCTCCGCACGATCCTCGGTAACAGATAAAGAAAAAACATCTATTCCTCCTTCGCGCCCATTGCGGCCGTTGCGGTTGATTCCTCTTCCGGCACGATCTCAAACAGCGGATGTCCGTTGAAGTGCTCGGCTTTGAGCACGCAGTTCCAATCGAACGCCCGCGTCACGAGCTTCACTTCGTCGGGCTCAAAGTAAAACGAGTGATTGCCGGCATGCACCTGGACGACACCACCATCGGCGCGTTTCTTGCCGAACTCGGTGAGCCTCACGTTGACGAAATCTTCTCCTGCCATAACCTTCTCTCCTTAAACCGAAGTCGTGTTGAAAGGCCCGTCTTCCGCGACGACAGCCAGCGTTGCGTGATTGCACAGCACACCCTTGAACATGCGGTAGTCCACCACGCGCGCGATCATCGGGTCACAGAAGATAGCGTTGCGCACCGCATTAACAGTGAGCTTCCGGTTGTTCTTGAACGCGGTCCGCATAACTTCTATGTCGTCCTGAAAGCCGTCTTCAGTGTTGTTCGAATCATCAGCAGCGCGGTGCGTGGCGCGGAACCAATCCAGCACAATGGTGTGCTGGTCGCGGTTGTCATTCGGCCCGCGATCTATAGAGTTGGTGCTCTCGCGCGTGATTATGATGGTGTTCAGTTTGCCGTTGCCATCGGTGAAAAGCGCCGTCACATCGGCATCATCCGTGCTCCACACAATATGTGGATAGACTTTCCCGGAATTGGCCACGCCTTGCGCAATCGAGAGTACCGCGTTGATGATGTTGCGCAGGGACATTATTCTTTCCTCCCAAAGCCGGCCGCTTGTAGCGCCTCGGCGATCTCGCGCTCCAGGATGTCCGGCGCTTCCTCTTTGAGCTGCTCGAACGCATCTTCAAACATGTGATCGCCCTGCATGCCGCGCTTATTGATCGATTTCGCTACGGCCCAGGCAATCGAGAGGGCCTGCTTTTCGTTCGAGACGTGAAGCTTCTTTTGCACCCACAGGACTAGCGCATCTATGGGAGGCATGTGCGGGCGCGCGCCCAGTTCCACGGCCGCTGCATATTGCGCTGCAGGTCCGTGCACACTGATCACTTCGGAAAGCACCGGCCCGCGCTGCAGTTCAGAGAACACGCCGCTGATCAGGCTCGCCGTCGCGCCCACGGGCGTGCGGGATTTAACCAACGCTTCTCCGCGCAGCCCGATCTTCTCCATCCCATTCTGTTCCCCGACCTGGATTGCCGCGCGCATCGCGCCTGTGGCCTCATAAACGCCATCGATACGAAATCTGAAATCGTTCGTCATCAGCGTGGCCTCCGATGCGTGAGGCGGTCCACGCCAGATCCCTGCGTCAGATTCATATCACCAATCGAGATCGCACCGGCTGTCGGGCTTCCGCCAGCTCCGGTACCGCTGTCCTCAATCCCGATGTGGTCGTCATAGCGCTTTTTGAATTGCTTCGCGATTGACGCGTACTCCTGCGCCTTGGTGCGGTAGTTCACAGCATCAGCGGTGATGGTGGAATCGTTGGTGCGCGCATAAACCGCCGAGAGCTTATCGCAACAGAATGACGCAGCAAGATCGCACACGGCTTCAAAGTCGGCGTCGGGGACGGTCGTAGCAACTGCTTCCTGCCCTGACGTGCCGGGATTGTGGCGCAGCGTCCATGTCACGCGCAGCGTGTCCGCGGCCTGCGGAACCAGCGTGGTGAGCGCGATCTTCAAACCCGTGGGCGTCCGATAGAGCAGCCAGTCTTCGCCATCCAGATATGTCGGCGGAAGATTGCCAACAGGAAATTCAATCGCGCGGACGATGGAAAAGCCGTCTTCAAACTGCTCTGGCGGGTTGCTCGGGCCAGTGGGCAATGTCAGATATGCGCTGCCTGCGCCAACCAGGTCCGTCACCAGCTCGCGCGGCCGGTCTTTGGAATAACGCTTTACCGCTTGGGTGATAGCGTCGTCCTGGTCCGCCTGGCTGAGCTTGCCGCCCGTGGACTGAATGCGCGAAGTTACTCCGGTTTCGAAATCGCTGAAGATCATAAGCTCCGTGCGGGCCGTTTCATTTGAACCAGGCGCAGCTTACTGCTGGTGCTGCCGCGCCTGGTCAATGGCTCTGGCGATTCTCCGCGGCCTCCTTTCCTCACCGAATTAACACGCCGCTGCTTGCGCTGCTCGATGCGCAAGCGATATTCAGAAGTCATGATCACGTCAAGCATCTCGTCTTCTTCCTCGGTCATGGCCGCGCCGCCCGCGCGCGCCAGGCGATAGCTGGCCTCGCAGATTAAGCGCGTGGCCATATTGTCAGCGCCGGTGTTCAGGCTGCCCATCATCAGCGCGATTTGTCGGTCCGAGAATTTTGCGAGCTTCGCATCCATAAAAAGCTTTTCAGAAACAGGCCGTTCGGCTTTCACCCCAGTGGTTGTAGTCCTCGCGGCCCGCTGCTGGCTCTGGAATGCGCGGCCGTTTTTTAGGCATGCCGCGCTCCAAACTTAAACGCTGGTTTTGAACTGTCCTCTCACCGTCATCGTGAACGACGGCGATGTGCCCGTAATCACGGTCTGGACCGTCACGTATCTGGAAAGGTGGTCGACCTTGATGAAGAACACTCCCGTCGCCGTGATCGCCGTGGACGCCGTATGCACGCCGCAGGCTGAGTTCGCGGGGAATGTCGAGCTGCCTGGCGCAGAGTCGCAGGCGTTGAAGTTCACCGTGAGAGAAGGCGACGTGCCGGACACGGCCGTAACGTTGATGATGATGATGCCAACGTCATAGCCGCCCACATCAATCGGCGTGATCGTGTTGTTACTCGTCGTATACGCGGCCGACGCCAGGAACGTGGTCTCATTCAGGAAGCCGCCCGTCGCGTCGCGATATGTCTTGGTGGACTGCGCTCCGGCCGGCTGCGGAGGAATGACCATCACCATCACCAGCAGCACACAGAGCAGCACTTTCAAAAATTCAAATCGATTTGTTCTCTTCATCTTCCTCAGCTCCTATTTTGTTTCGAGGTTTTCAGTTTTGCGGACCGCGCCGGGCGCGGCCCGCTGAAAAGCTAATCGCTAACCGCTGGTTATGGCACCACCGACTTGCCAGCTCCACGGAAGTCCAGGATCGCCCCGCCGAAGGGGAACTTTTCCTTGTACTGGATCTGGTCGTTGGTGAACTGCGTGCCCTGCGTCTGCATATCCGCAATAAAAATCTGCGGTGTGGGGATACCATCGATGTAACCGACTTCAAAAATCGGCACGTCGGTGACATCCACGCCGTAATACCAATCGTTCGTGTCCGTGAGAAGCTCATTCACGATCACGCCCGGAGGCGCTTGCTTACCGGTGCCCGGAGGTCCGAAGCGCTGATAGAACGGGTTGGGCTGCTGGATGCCGACGCCAGGGTTGTAGTTCTGGCTGTTGTTGATTTGCCATGCGATAGGCGCGAGATCCACGGGAACCATGATCCACGAGATGCGCCGCGCCAGGCGGTTGCCGGAATCCTTCTCCGTCTGCTTCATCTGGATCACTTCCTGCGCGATCAGCGTGTCGATGGATAGCGGCGACACAGCCAAGTTGTTGTGGCCGGCATTAAACCAGGCCACGCCATCGGGCACGTAGTTCGGGTTGTTGATAAAGAAGTTGGTAATGAAAGTTTTCAGCGTGTGCCGTCCTGCGCGCGCAAGGCGCATGGGAAACTGCTTGATCTTTCCGAGATCGTCGGCGCGGATCGTTTCCTCAGAGATGGTCAGCAAGCCGCCGCGTTTCTGTGGCGTGTAAGTGACCTTCTCGTCGGTGGGCTTCGTCAGCTCCAGATATGGACCTCCTTCCGCGACGATTGGAAGATCGGACATGTAGCCTTCACGGATGCGGCTCTGCGTCCGGTAATCGCTCAGCGGAGGACCTTCAGTGATGAGCTGTTCAAGTCCGTTCATGCCCACCTCTGTATAGTCCTGAATCAGCCGCTTAAACATGGAGTCCAGCAGGATATTGGGGAAGTCCGTTGTGGCAACGGCTTCCGTCACCTTCGTAAATCCGCCTTCTCCGTCCCGCCCGAAGCAGAAGTCGCGGTCGCCGGTGATGAGAATGTAGGCTTCCTTGGGACCGCGGAAAGCCTTAATGCCAGCCTCGCCGGTAAGCAACTGCACTTGTTTCCCGGACTTTGCCTTCATCTCGACATAGGCCCGCTGCCCGGCATCAGTCACGCCGAGCATGCGATCCATCGCCAACTGGATCTTGTCGCGGGAATCCAATCCGCTCTCGATGCGGCCGCGTCCGATGCGTCCGATTTCGGAATACGAAGCAAAAGCTTCGCGCACCAGCTTGATCCGGTTGTCGACTGCGGCCTCCGTCACGATCATCTGCCCGCCCTTGTCGTAAAGGAACGCCTCGCGCACGAGCTTCATTGCAGGAGCGGGCAGTTTGGATGCCGTGAGTTTGTTTTCCACCAGGTTGCCGCTCTTGATCTTCTTCGTCTCATCCAGCGCGACGCGGGATTCGGCAACGAGCGCGGTTATCTCGGTGGTATGGCTAGACGCGGTCTGCGAAACCTTCTCCACCGTTTCATTTACAGCTTCGCTGACCTTCAACATAAATTCCGAGAGCTGCTCATCTTTCACAGCTTCGAATTCTGTGGTCAGCAGGGTAGCGCGGCCGGCATCGTGCTTCCGGAGCGAGTCGAGCAATTTCTTAATTCTGTCTTTCATTTCTCCTCCAAGTTGTCGGCCCGCATTTTCGGCGCTGCCGCGATTTGTGCTGGCTTTCACCAGCGATTCTTTTTGCATCTGCGAAATCTCGGCCAGAACTGACTTCGACGCCGCATACTGCAAAAACTTTCCTCCTGCGCCAGCTTCAGCGCAGAGATCGATGCTGAGCAGTTTCCCCAGCTTGTCTCCGATCAGGCAATCTTTACCATCGACCCTGCCGGCCTTGTATCGAACGAATCCCAGCATCGAAACGCCAAACAGGTTCAACTTCCCCGCAGCGCGAGCGGCTGATAGTTTCGCCTGAAGGTCTGTTTCGCTTTTAAGCAAATGAACGTCGCCCATCGCAGCTTCAGCTACCAGATGGCCGTTCTCAAGCCAGCCGGCGATACGATCCGCTTGCTCTGCTCCGGTGCTTCCAGTTGGGGGATGCTGGCGTCCGAATCTGGCACCACTGACGGCCGCTGCCACTTCCGCCACAAGAGATGAAGTGTGGTAATGCGGGATATTTTTTTTGTCATCGATTGCACCCGCAGCCCACCCGGCCTTCATCACCTGCACGGGATAAACCCAGTCGTCGACGGCAACGCCAGATTCAGCCGCTATAAAAGTCCCAGACTCCGACACCGGAACAAACGCCGTCTCGACTTCTTGTGGATCGCCCAGCGTCGCTTCATCCTGGTCGTCGATGGTGTACGTGATCTGAAACAGCTTCCCGCCCGGACCGCGCGCGATCAGATAATCCGGGAACGTCTGCACCAGCACATACAGCGGAGTGTTGTAGGCATCAGTGCCGTAGACCTCGACCAGTTCTTCCTGCAACTCGCATTCGATGTCGTCAAACGACATGTCGGCCTCCTTCACCGAGTACTCCTTGGCGAAGCTGCCGGCGTCGATGCCAAAACGATTAGCAGCCGCCACCAGCTTTTTCGCGACCTTGGCCTTCGCCCCTGCCGGGATCTCCGCCTGGTCAAATCGGGAGAGCGCGTCCTGGGCGTGGCCTTTATCGAAGATCGGCAGCTTCCATGTGCTCGGATCATTCGGGTCGCCGACATACGCGAAGGCTTTCGCCGTGAGCGTCTTGCCGTCGACCGTCTTGGTTTTCTTCATCGCTTCAGCCTCTCAGCAGTGCAGCGTTAGGTTTTTAGGTTGGTCTGTGCGCCGCCGTTGCCGTTTTTGTTTCCTGCCTCGACGTTCTTCTGGTCTTTCGCGGGAATGTCGAACGTGTATTTCTTGCCGTGGCGGGTGACCACGCGCAGAGTCTTGCCATCCGCGCTGGGCTGACGCAGCATGAAGTGCCAGTCTTCCAGGCTCAGCGCGTGGCTGTAGCTGGTGATCTCCGGCGTTTTGGTCACGCGGTTGGCCTCGCGCAGCGCCTGCTGCTTCTGCGTGGGAAGGTCTTCGGGCCAGTCGATCTGCGCCTCTTTGAACGCGGACACATATGCTTCCTTCCACTTCTTTTCCACGGCTGCGGGCAAGTTAGCCGGCGCGGCCGGGACCTCGATCTTCGTTTCTGCCATGGTGGCTCTCCTTTTGCCGCTATGCGGCGGTAACTGAAATTCCTAAACTCTCCAACAAACCTTTTTGCGACGACGTGGGCTTCAACGCATCGGCGGCAAAGTATGGACCCTGCATGCAGTGGCAGCCGATTGTGTTCTCCGCCGATCCGTTGGGATCGCGCGGATACATCAGTTCCTCGCCTTCCACGATGAATGGCTCATCAACGTCGACAACCTGGCCGTCTGCCGCGATATGCCCAGGCCTGGGGACCATTGCGATAGCCAAGTGGTACCACTGCTTTTGCAGATCGGGATGACGCTGCACGGCGTCTTCCAAACGGGCCTGCGTCGCGATGGAATGCACGCGGCCAATTTCATTTAAGGCGAGCGATGTGGCGCGCCGCCCAATGGGTGAAAACAATCCCGTGAATCCCCTATTGCCGTTGAGCGCACCGCCGATCTGTTTAATGATGTCCGTGATGCTCTGGTCGCCCAGGAACGCTCGCTGGATCGCACCGTTGATTTTGGCGGCCGCATCTTTGGAGAGCGCGCTGATCAGGTCCGCCGTGTAGCCCTGGACGATGGCCAGCGCCGATTGTGAGACCTGCCCTAATGTTGACGATTCAAGGCCCACGCTTGCCAGCGGCTGCGAAACCGTCTGCGCACCCAGCGTGAATCCCTTTAACTCGAATCCGTCGACAGCCGCGGTCGCCTGTATGCGGAAAGCGTCCATAGCGCGGTCGATGGAACTCTTGAGGACATTCAACTGCACGGCAGAGAAGCTCGCCGGGTCGAGGCCCGCAAGTTCACCGATGATCTTTTTGCGCGTTTCATCCAGGAGTTCGAGGACATGCTTGCGCGCAGCCAGATTCAGGTTCTTTGACTGCGCGATGAGGTCCGCAACCTTAGCGGCGAATTGTGATTGGGTACTCAATTCACGGCTCCAGCTCCAGAAGTGTTCCCGGTGTCAAGTTCGGCGAGCGCTTTCGCCAGGCTCGTCTGCTCCGGGACCAGCGTTGCTTCGCGCGTCTTTTTCTCCTCCTGCGCCTTCTCAAATTCATCAGGGTCGACTTCCACACCGATCTGACTGAGAACTACATGGCAGCAGCGCGCGGCCGTCTTCGACGTGATGTAGCCGTTCTCTTCCATGATCGAGACCGAGTTCGTCACCGCGCCCAGCGTCTGCGCGGCTTTCTGCAGGTCCTTGATC